GAACTACCATTCGTAACTATGCTTCAACCGTATCTCTGACTGGTGGCAAGAAAGTCATCATTCTAGACGAAGCAGACTATATGACTCCAGATGCACAGGCTGCTATGCGTGGTGCCATTGAAGAGTTTGCAGCCAATTGCACATTCATCTTTACTTGTAACTTCAAGTCCAAGCTGATTGATGCTATTCATTCTCGGTGTTCTGTCATTGACTTTGCTCTTCGGAATGACGAGAAGGCAAAGATGGCTTCACAATTGATGAAGCGTATGGAACATATTCTTGTACAAGAAAGTGTAGCATATGATAAGGCGGTTCTTGCTAAGATTATCGAAAAGTATTTCCCTGACTATCGTCGTACTCTTAATGAATTACAGCGTTACAGTTCTTCTGGCTCTCTTGATGCTGGGATTGTTGCTCAACTTTCCGATGTTCGTAAGATTGGCGACTTGGTTAAGCACCTGAAGGATAAGAACTTCAGTGAAATGCGTAAATGGTGTGTAGCAAACTCTGACATTGAGCCTGCACGGATCTATCGTAAGATTTACGATGGTTTGTATGAGTACATGAAGCCGCATAGCATTCCTCAAGCTGTTGTGACTATCGGTAAGTATCAGTACCAGTCTGCGTTTGTTGCAGATCAGGAAATCAATCTCGTTGCATGTCTGACAGAACTGATGGTGGAATGTGAGTTTGTTTAGTGATGAGACATATGATGATTTCTTTGATTTTGACTTGCTAAGTGAGGCAATGAAAAATAGATTGAAGTTGCATCATCAAGTCTATGAGAGTAGGTGTAAAGATGTTTATCTAGAAGAAAACTTTCATAAAGCATTGCTATCGCTTGATGTAGCTAACGTTTGGAAATCAGGTAGTCATAATGTTAAATTTGACATTGTGACAAACGGACCAGACATTGGTATCAAAAGTGGCAAGATAGACTTCAAACTCAATCTATTAGAATACTCAGGTTCAAGACTTGGATCACATGATACGATAGAAAAGAAGGTTGAGTTTCTAGAAGAGAACAAACCACACTATACCTTCTTCATGGCACAAAAGAAAAAATGTGATTCATATTTCTTCTGTGTTCTGAAGAATAGTGTTATAACATACAGATTAGATTGGAAGCAAAACGACGGAAAGTTCATAGCCGAATCTGAAAAATATAAATTTGAAATTAGAGAAAGCATGTCAAGTCAACTCTGGACAGAGATAGATTTAGATTTGTTTTCCTATATAAAAGAGATTGTAGTATGACCGCTGACCTTTTCAAGGATATCATACCGTCTATTCTTCAAACTAAGAAGATAGTCGTGACACAAGAGAATGAACGGGATTATGTCCCGTTCATTACCAATCGCGCTTTGTCGTTTCATCATGACGTTATCATGTTCGCAAACGAGATGAACAAGCAGTCCAGCCTAGATCCCCTTCTACAATACCACTATCTGCTAAATACAGTGAGAGGGTATAAGCGCCCTTTTCAGAAATGGCAAAAGCGTGAGATTGTTGAGGACTTGGAAGCAGTGAAGGAATACTTTGGCTATTCCAACGAAAAGGCCAAAGAAGCAATTTCCATTTTGTCTGACAAACAGATCGAACAGATCAAAAAGAATTTAAACAAAGGTGGTTTGAATGTTAGACATAAGAGAACTGGTGGAGGTAACACTACCAAATCCTGATAACTTCTTAAAGGTGCGTGAGACTTTATCACGTATTGGTGTAGCCTCAAAGAAAGATAAGACCCTGTACCAATCTTGTCACATACTACACAAGCAGGGCAAATACTATATCGTACATTTCAAACAGTTGTTCTTATTAGACGGGAAACAGTCGGACTTCACTGAAGACGACCGTGCCCGTCTTAATTCTATTGCCAATCTGTTAGATGAATGGGAATTAGTAGAATTAGTAGACGTTCAGAAAAGTTCTGATCCTGTTGCTCCATTGTCCCAAATCAAGATCATTTCACATAAAGAAAAGTCAGAGTGGAACCTTGTAGCTAAATATAACATAGGCAAGAAGCGCAAGGAAGAATAGAATGGCACAGTTCCGTAAAGATACGCACAAGTATCTACCACAAGAGACTACAATCTTTGAAGTCATGATGTTAGCCGATCAATACGGCAATCTTGTTGGTCCAGCTAATCCGTCTGGTATGTCCGTAGACGCATTTGGTAGATCCAGAGTTTCTATGCCATTAACTCTATTCGATTCATCTCACAGATATAGAGACAACGGACTTTGGGTACAGTCTAATAGTTCTGGTACCACAATCACATTCTCTCCCAACGAAGGTCTAATCAATCTCTCTGTTGGTACAACTAGCAGTCAAGAAATTATTCGTGAGACAACCAAAGTCTTCTCATATCAGCCAGGCAAATCATTACAGGTGATGAATACATTTGTAATGGCTAATGCTCAGACAAATTTGATACAGAGAGTTGGGTATTACGGTGCAAACAACGGTATCTATCTAGAACAGGCCAACAGCAATATCTATTTTGTTGAAAGAAGTTTATCATCTGGCGTAGTGACTGAAAATAGAGTTGCACAAGCAGATTGGAATATAGACACACTTCTTGGTGCAGTAGAGGGTAGCCCATCTCAGAGAACTTTAGACTTGAGTAAAGCACAAATTCTCTTTACAGATATTGAATGGTTAGGTCTTGGTTCTGTTCGTTGTGGATTTGTAATCGACGGTCAACTAATTCACTGCCACTCTTTCCATCATGCCAATTACATCACTTCTACATATATGACTACAGCATCTCTACCTTTGAGATATGAGATTAAGAATGTTGGTGCTACAGGTAATAATAGCACATTGAAGCAGGTATGTTCTACTGTCATTTCAGAAGGTGGTTATGAACTTAGAGGATTCCAACAGTCTATTGGTACAGAAATAAAAACACCTAGAAACTTGCCTACTGCTGGTACAGATTATGTTGTTGCATCAATACGATTGAAAGAAGATAGAAAAGATGCTATAGTTATTCTTACTGCACTGTCGGTAATGGGTATTGGTAATAACGGTAAGTTTTTATGGAAAGTTATTCGTAATGCAACGTTAGCTAATAACACGTTTACATCCGCTGGTACAGATTCGGCCGTTGAATATAATATGGTAGCAAACAATGTTGTAACTGGTGGTATAGTAATGGCTCAAGGATATATGGCATCAGATACTCAGAGTTCCGTGCCGACCGATATTCTAAAAGAAGCACTATTTAAGTTCCAGTTAGAAAGAGATTCTTTGAACGGCACAGCTGGTTATCCTCTGACTCTTACAGTTGCAGGAGGAACTGATAACTTAGATGTCCATGGATCCATGGACTGGGAAGAAATTTCAAGATAATAAAAAACGGAGTATATTATGAATAGATTGAGCGTTTATAAGACACACACTGATATTGTTCTACCAAAATTTGCGACAAGACAAGCTGCATGTTTTGATCTGTCATTTCAAAGAGCAGGCAAATTTGAGTACACTGGCTATAATGCATACAATGCATCTTTCACAAGAGTTATCAATGATAACAGAATTCTTGTGATGCCTGGCGATAGAGTTATGGTTCCGACGGGGCTGATCTTTGACATTCCTGCTGGATACTCAGTTCGTATTCATCCACGTTCTGGTTTATCTTACAAGCAAGGGCTTGTTCTAGCCAATCTTGAAGCTGTAATAGACTCAGACTATGTTCAAGAAACATTTGTCCTTCTTACAAATCAATCAGAAAATCCTGTGGCTGTAAATGATGGTGATCGTATTGCACAGGCTGAAATGGTCAAGAGTGTTGAATATGTTTTGTGGGAAATCTTTGATGCGCCTACTCAGAAGACAGATAGAGTTGGTGGATTAGGTTCAACAGGTATCGCTCTTGCTGGCGATCTAGAAGTTGTTGAACCACTCAAGCGTGGTAGAGGAAGACCAAAAAAGGTAGAGTAATGCCAGCAGTAGCAAGAAAGAGTGGTGTAGACACAGTAGCAGCACCAGACGGCGCGCCAGGAACACCATGTGTTCTTGATTTTAAGTGTGATGCACCGACAACCCAATATACCGATACAGGATCTAGCACAGTTTTCGTAGGAGGAATTGGAGTAGTGAGAGAAGGTGATACAATGACACCTCATACTACAATATTTTGTGGTTGCCCTATTCATGTTCCTCCAATGGTTTCTTGCTCTGCACATATCAGCGTTGAAGGTAAAAGATTGGCTAGATTGGGCGATCTTTACATTCTTGATGGTGTATCACATCCTATATCATCAGGTTTAGATACAGTTACGGATGGTAGCCCAAGAGCATAATTTTCTTGACATTTCACTTATGAAGTGTTATATATAGTGTTATAAGTTCTTGCCGAAAGGGAGAACAGGTAACAAATAACTTGCTAACATAGGAGTTAACATAATGACTATCAATCAAATTCCTTTTTTTGATCCTTTTTCTTTTCCCAAGCAATTCAACACCACTGTAGGCTTTGAGCCAATTCTGAAGCGTCTTGCTCAGATTACCGAAACTATGCCTAAGATTCCAACTTATCCTCCATACAACATCAAGAAGATTGATGATAACAAGTATGTGATTGAGATGGCTGTTGCAGGTTTTGGCAAGCAGGATCTTGAACTTGAGTTGCAGGATGGTACACTTACCATCAAGGGTAACATCTCTTCTGAAGATGCGGACTATCTCTACAAGGGTATCGCAGAACGTGGATTCACTCGTCAGTTCACACTTGCAGATACAGTTGAAGTGAAGAATGCTGATCTTATCAATGGTATGCTCAAGATTTGGCTAGAGCGTTTTATTCCAGAAGAGAAGAAGGCAAAGAAGATCAACATTGGTGCAACAACAAATGAGTCTGCACACAACGGTGAACCTACCAAGCAGTTCTTGTCAGAGAAGTATGGCGACAAGTAATGGTTTCATACTTAAAGAAACTGTTTTCTGTTCGTACTCAACAAGAACGTATGCACGACTTTCTAAGTCAGGCTACGGATCAAGTTCATCTTGAATACCTTCAGCGTGAATGGGACCGTATGTCTCATGCACAAAGAAGCAACTGGTAACTAAACTACATACTGAGGGAGAATGGTCTCCCTCAGTTTTATTATGGAGAAATGTATGAAGAGTAAGATGATTATTTTGGCTGCTGCTCTATTTGCTTTTGGCACTAGCACAGCATATGCGTCCCGTGACACTATTCGCATTGTAGGTTCTTCCACAGTTTATCCTTTCACAACTGCTGTAGCAGAACATTTTGGTAAGACAACTGGTGCACCAACTCCTGTTGTTGAGTCTACTGGTACTGGCGGCGGCATTAAGCTGTTTTGTGCTGGTGCAGGTAAAGATACTCCTGATGCTGTAAATGCATCTCGCCCAATGAAGGACAGCGAAATTGAAACTTGTAATGCAAACGGTGTGACTGCAACCGAAGTCAAGATTGGTTATGATGCCATCGTTATTGCTATGGCAAAAGAACACGAAGACATGAACTTGACTAAGGATGATATCTATCGTGCGCTTGCCAAGTTTATAATCATTGATGGTGAAGTTGTTGAGAATCCATACAAGACTTGGAAAGACGTAAATCCTGCATTGCCTGATGGTAAGATTGAAGTGCTTGGTCCTCCTCCTACTTCTGGTACACGCGACTCGTTTGTAGAACTTGTGATGGAAAAGGCATGTAAGGCTGCCATCAAGGCTAACGAATTGACTGTGACAGAAGATGAAGAAAAGTCTATGTGTAAGTCTATGCGTGAAGATGGTGCATTCATTGAAGCTGGTGAGAATGATACTCTAATCATTCAGAAGCTACAAAACAATCCTAATGCACTTGGTATTTTTGGTTTCTCGTTTCTTGAAGAAAGTTCATCTACTGTAAAGGGTGCGACTGTTGACGGTATTGCACCTGAGTATGATGCAATCAAGGCAGGTGAGTACCCTATCTCTCGTCCACTGTTTGTGTATTTCAAGAACGAACACTTTAATGTTATACCCAATCTCAAAGAGTTTATGGAAGCATACAAGAGCGAAGATGCTATCGGTGAAGAAGGTTACTTGACTGAAAAGGGTCTTATCTCACTTAACTAATTGACATTACGGAGAGGATGCTATATACTAGTGTCCTCTCTTTTATTATAGGTATATCATGAAACTCATCATTGAAAAATCTGTGACTGTGATTACACCTACAGTCGGTTCAGTCAAACTGAAAGATGCTGTTGAAGGTGTTCAGAATCAGACATACAAAAATATTGAACATCTTGTTGTGGTTGATGGAGTAGAACATTTCAACCATGTGATAGAAAATCTTTCTTTATATTTAGATGGAAACCGAGTTAGAGTTCTGCCTTTACCTTACAATACTGGCGCAAAAGGTTTCAACGGGCAGCGCATCTATGCTTCTATTCCCCATCTTATTAACTCAGACTATGTGTTCTTTCTTGATGAAGATAACTGGTATGAACCAGATCATGTAGCAACTCTTGTTGAAACAATTGAGAGAAACAAGTTTGATTGGGCATATTCTCTACGTAAAGTCTATACACCAGACAAGAAGTATATCACAGATGATAACTGTGAGAGTCTCGGTAAGTGGCCAATTTATTTCTCGCATGACAATCCTCAATATCTTGTAGACACATCAGCATTTGCATTCAAGCGTGAGTTCATTCAGACTACATGTCATCGTTGGCATTCTGGTGCATGGGGCGAAGATCGCCGCTATCTTTACTCAATCTATGATCAGTCAAAGTGGGGCACGAATGGTAAGCACACACTATGCTATCGTGTAGATGGTAATCCAAAATCAGTAAATGGTGAATTCTTCACTGAAGGCAACAAGAAACAACTTGAACATTATAAGGGTGAACTACCATGGCTAAAGACTTAATTATAGGTGCAGTCTCAAACTATGATTGGGATAAGATCAAGTATTGGATCAACTCAATCAAGAAATCTGGCTATTCAGGCGACATTGCAATAGTCGGCACAAACTTAAAGAGAGAGACTTTAGAGAAGCTTGCTGAGAATAATGTAGACCTTCTTCTCTATGGCAAGAAAAATGAAAATGGTGATTACGAGGCACTTAACAATGGTGCACCTCACGTTGAGCGTTTCTTCTACCTTTGGAACTATCTTAAGAATACAAAAGAAGATTATCATTTTGTTATTACCACTGATGTTCGCGATGTGATCTTTCAGCGCGACCCAACTGAAGTATTAAAAAATCTTATTCATCCAGGTATCAACAATAACATCGTTGTATCTTCTGAAGGTATGCGTTACAAAGATGAACCTTGGAATAGCAGAAATATGAATGAGGCATTTGGTCCTTTCTTTCATGCTCATATGAAGGATGAGTTGATCTATAACGTTGGTGTTATTGCGGGGCTTGCACCTTATGTGAAAGACATGATGTTGATGATCTTTCAGATGAGTATCAACAGACCTATTCCTATCGTAGATCAGGCTGTATTCAACTTCCTCATTCAGCATGAACCCTACAAGGAAACAACTGCATTCACAGATAACAGCCATGCTTGGGCAGCACAGTTAGGCACTACATATGAAGCTGTCAAGTCTGGTTCTGGTGACATTGGTTTGAACTTTGGTTCTGATCCATCAAAGCTGATGATATATCAAATGCAGTATGTTGACGAGCAGCCAAAGCTGAACGAAGATGGTCTTGTCGTAAACGACTTGAACGAACCGTTTGCTATCGTGCATCAATACGACAGAACAAAAGATTGGTATGATAAGATCGTTGCGAGGTATCAATGAAGAAGCTTAAGCTAGGTTTTACCGATACGAATAATCAGATAGCCAACTTCTTTTCTGCTATTCTAAGCAATAGGTTTGAAGTCACGATAGATA